AAGCCGAGCTGCTAAACCTCGCGAAACACATAAAGCCTATTATGGTATAATATTGCCAATTTTACATGTATGGTGGAAAACACATATGCCACCAAGTGAGTGGGGTTGTGAGTGTGATGTTGAAAACACGGATGAACCTATTACACCGGTTCCAGAAGACGACGGATCAATTAATCCTGTATTTGAAAATAATCCGGGAGAAACAGCCGAATTTATAAACATCAAGGAACACCCATATGTGAAAGAAGTAACCGACGAAGATGTTATAAAATCAATTGAAGAGTTTATAAAAAAAGAGTTTCCAACTGAATAATGCAAACATATGACAAACCTTTGGAAAATAAATGATAATGATATTTTTGCCACTTACGGCGCGATGATACTTAAAGATAGCTATCTTGAAATCATGTCTCCTCCAGTTCCAAAAAAGAGATTGGAACATGATTTTCCAGACGCCAACGGAACAGAGGTAGATACTGTATCCGATTTAATTTTTGAGTCTCGCAGATATGTGATAAAAATACTGATAGTAGCAGACACAAGAGAAGAGTTTTGGACAAACTATAATGCTTTGATCGAAGAAATAGCAACACCAGGAATATTTTCATTATATGTTTATAATCTGGGTGTTACAGTTAATCTTCTTTATGAGGGTGCTAAGTGTACATCAAAACCAAAGAGTCTGAAAAGCGGAAGGATATCCGTAAAATATGAATTATCAGTTTTTGAACCTAATCCGGTTAATAGAACTTATGATAACGATTAAACGCACCAACACAGATTTAATTACAGTCAACCCATTGCCTTCATCAAATATGACGAAAGCCGTAATGGGAGATGAACAAATTACGCTCGTATGGGAACAAAATACATGTACACCATTGTATCTGAACGATTATATTACCTACGAAGGAAGTAAATGGACATTGAATCAACTGCCAACTATTAAGAAACTCAGCAGCAAGCTCTTTCAATATAACGCCATTTTTCAAAGCTCAAAATATGATCTTGGGAAAGTGATGTACATGCTTTTTGATAATACGTCTACGCCACCGCAGGGCGAATTTCCACTTACAGGAAATGCAGATATGTTTATTGATCTGCTTATTGCAAACCTGAATCGCATACATGGATCAAATACCTGGACTAAAGGCGATGTAATCCAAACAGATTATAAACTGCTTACATTTAGCAATGAATCATGTTTATCTGTCTTAGAACGGCTGGCAAGTGAATTTGATACTGAATACATAGTAAACGGTTCTGTGATTCATCTTGATAAAAAGAGTACAACCCGAAACATAACCCTAAAATACGGATCAACGGCATACGATATTGAACGTACATCGGTAAACGATAGTAATGTTGTGACACGACTATATCCATTCGGGTCTACACGCAATATTGCATCTGATTATCGGAACGGTTCTGACAAACTTCTTATACCTGCACCAAATTTATACATTGAAAGCAATATTGATCTGTATGGAATAATAGAAGCTTCAAAAACATTCGATGATATTTATCCGCGCTTAGATGGCACAAATGCCGGAAAGGTAACTGCTATTGACGAATCGAATGAATTAGTATTTTTCGATAGCGCGTTAGATTTTGACGTTAACAGCTATCTATTATCAGGCACAACAGCAAAAGTGCATTTCAATACCGGCGATGCATCGGGTTATGACTATGAAATTAAGTCATATACTCATAATACACGTAAATTCATATTAATTGCTAATACGTCAGAAAAAGACTACGCATTGCCAAACGCAACACTTCGTCCTAAAATAGGAGATAAATATGTATTACTTGATATTGTAATGCCGGACAGTTACAAAACATCTGCCGAAAACGAATTATTAGCAGCTGCTCAAAAATGGCTTATTGATGATAAAAACAATTCTCCAAAAGTAGAATATAAAGCAACATTTAGCTCTATATACGCGATACAAAATTTACAAAATGTCGAATGTGGAGATACAGTACCAATATACGATGAAGACCTTGGAATTGATGAAAATATTAGAATCGTAAAAATTCAAAAAGGTATTACCGACTTTTGGACCGTTCAATTTGACCTTTCAAATACAGTTTCAGCAACAAGACTGGAGCGAATTGAGGGCGGATTATCGAATGTTCAAAATACTGTAATTACGTCAAACGAGCGGGTAAATAGAAACAATCTTCGGGCATACCAACAGACAAAGGAACTTCAGGGCATGGTATTCGATCCTGAAGGTTATTTCAACGCCGAAAACATCAAGCCGTTGAGCATAGAAACGTCGATGTTGAGTGTTGGTGCAAGAAGCCAAAGCTTCCAGCTTACCTGTATATTACAACCAAACTACAACGGAAATCCACAAATATTACAATGGACTGCCGGTGAACTTGTACACTTCACGATTGATGAAACCGGAGTACGAAATTGGATTATTTCTTCAGGAAGTTTGACATTGACAGGAAGCAATGATACTATTCATCCAATGTATATATATGCCCGCTGTAAGAGAAATACAAATGTTGGAGATATTTTTCTAAGTGCAGATCATTTAAACTATGATAGCAGCGATATTGATTATTTATTTCTTGTTGGAGTATTACATTCTCCCATTGGTGGAATAAGAGGCATATCGTTGAGCTATGGAATGACAATCATCAATGGCAGCTTCGTAAAGCTTGGCGTTATTTCGTCGATGGATGAATCGACATACTTTGACCTGGTGAATAACAAAATCAAGGGCTACATTGAATTTATGGACGGTATTATTGCCGGCTCCATAAAGCTGTCAAGTGATGGAACTATTAAAGCCGGTATCAATGGAGATTCATTAAGCGACATTGCAGCATGGTTTGGAGGAACTGAGGAAGATGCTATTGCTGCAATTGCAAAAATCATACTGTACAAAAATGGCGGATTTCAATTTGGTGGAGGTAGTTTCCGAGGAGATGCTGCAGGGAACATAATTACCGATATGGCGGTAAAGGCCAGAGAGGGATATATAGGAGATTTTACCATTTTTGAAAAAGCAATTATCAATGATTCTATTGAGTTTTCTGACACAGAAATTGAACCGTTAGATTCTCTTATTAACCCGGCAGAAGAAATCGTAAATAGAACATCTTCATGGACTGCTAATGGTATTCAATACGCTACAGCGGTTACAGGAACACTGACAACTTCAAAGGCAGGTATTGTCGATTTTCAGATTTTTGCCAATGTACAAGGCGGAAGAAATACAGAGATTGCCTATCCTCCACAACCGTCAGGACTTACAGGACATGCGACTGATATAACGCTGAATGTTTGGATTTCAGACGAAAACAATAATACTGTTTTCTCCGATAAAAGTATATGTGGGGATAACGGTTGTATTAATAAAGAGTACAGCATTGTATTGAATAAGGGGAACTTTGTTTTTCATGCACTAGCAGAACACAGATTGGCCGATCAGTCTGCGTATGTCGAAATTATTGGAAATTACAATACACCTACAACTGGAGGCTTTGCCCTGTTGGGTAATACTGATAAAATTGGTTTATATCGTCCGGCAAACAACACAAAAATAGGCATTGATGGGTTTTACAGCGAACTGGATGCATTACGTTATTTATATTATAAAGCTACTTCGGGATTAAAATTAAAAGGAGCTAGGAGGTTTTTTAATGATTCATACCGTGGATATGTTTATACAAATAATGCTGAGCCGATTATAAACAATATTGCCAACTACAACTCATTTATACTTGAGAAGTATAGCAATGATTCAGTACAAAGAACTGTTCATTTTCCAACACCTACTGAGCTTGAAACAGGAACTGATAATTTCTGGTTAAGAGTAGTGGTTGGTACCGGAGGCGGATCAATAAAATTAGAATCTAAAACCGGTGCACAAATGTACAACGAAGATGGAAATACACGAAACTATGTGGGAATGACTCACGGGGACGTAATTGAATTTCAGGCAATTTTGTACGGAACGGAAATGAGATATTACATAACTAATTTCAACGGAAGTGACATTCATTAACTATGGCAAAAGGTTTATTATTTTATTCCGGCAAGGGAATACAAGATATTAGAAAAACTTCTGGTACAGGTGCAGCCGGTAGTACTGATACATATACTATTTTTTATACCGATGAATCTGTTTCTGCATTTAGCGTAAGAAATGGGTCTAATGGTTTACCTGGTCCTGCTCCTGATTTATCGTCGTATGCAACCAAATCACAAAATGAAACATACTACCTAGGTATTAATGCTCAGGCTAACGACTCCGCACGTTTTGGAGGCCAGTTGCCATCGTATTATCAAACTGCATTGGGTTTCACGCCATACAATGCAAGCAATCCTGACGGATACATTACATCTGCATCAATACCTACATCGCTACCAGCGAGTGATGTATATGCATGGGCTAAGGCTTCAACGAAACCCGCTTATACGTGGTCGGAAATAGGAAGCATACCTACAGCATTATCTCAATTTACCAATGATTTAGGAAATTATGGCGGATTTGTGACTGGTACTCCGTGGACGGGTATGGGATACTTAACCGGTATAAACTCAAGCATGGTTACCTCGGCATTTGGTAGTCAAACTGCTAATATGGTTTTTGCATCCCCTAATGGAAGTACAGGAATACCATCGTTTAGATATCTAACTGTAAATGATATTCCCAGTGGAGTTAATGCTTATATATGGAATCAATATTCGCAGCAAAATGCTACTATTAATGTTTCCGGAAATATAACTACTGGTGGACAATTTAATGGTTCAGGAGCTGGAATAACTGGACTTATAAGTTCACAGATTACAACGGCATTGGGTTATACTCCATTAGCAACAAGAACTTTCGGAACAGCGGCCAACAACAACACTGGAGATTTCTATGCAACAGGTTCAACCGTTGCTAATTCTAATTTATGGAGAGGTTATACTAATAATTTTGTATTGGGTTATTATGATGGTGCTCCTATGCAAATATTAGGTTTTGACTCTGATGGTATAACTAATAGATTTAGCCCTACTGCAATTAAATCCTTTTTAGGTTTAGGTTCAAGTGCATATACCAATACAAATGACCATATTTTAAACAATAATAGTTTTGCTCAATCTGCTAATATGTGGATTGATGGTTCTATAACTGCAACAGGGGTTAAATTACGTGGAGCTAGTTCTAATGGAAGTACTGTAATTAAATTAGGTACTTATGTAAATTCAGGGCTTTATGGAAGTTATATAGCTACTGATTTTAATTATAGTTCAACCTTAAATACTAATTTATATTTTGGAGTTTCGAATAATGGGACACAATTAGATGCATTAATTCTATCATCTACAGGTGCAGCAACTTTTGCTTCTACTATCCAATCAAAAGATATAACTATTTCTAATGGAGAATCAAGATTAAATCTTGTTGGAACTACTTTTGGAAAGACTTATACATTAGGCTCTTTGGCTGATGGTTCATTTAGAATATATAATGGTTCTACTTATCCCTTAGAAATAAATAGTAATAATGCAGCAACTTTCGCATCAACGGTTAGTGCAACACAATTAATTATATCTAGCTCTTTAGATACTTCCATTAAATATCAAAGAACATCCTGCAAACAGTGGGGTTTTCAATCTGATGCTAGCGGCACATATTGGTCTAACCTAACTGATGGGCTTGTAGCTTTTTCTCTTCTAAATAATGGATCTGGGATATACGCATCAACAGTTACAGCTACTGGTTTCAAAACACCATCAGGAACATCATCACAACTGCTAACTGCTGCCGGTGGGGTTATAAATATAAGTTCTATTGGGGCTGTAAACGAAAATCAGTACACTTATGCAGGCTCATCGTCCGGATCAATTGTGTGTTCTCAGCCATTTAATGGCAGCACATATAAAAAAGTATTAATAAGAGTGGTAAATCTTATTGGAAGTGCAACATTCACATATCCTACCACTTTTTCGGGAGTACCTATAGTAACAGCTGTAAGCGCTGGAATTTCACTATCAACATCATATTTATATGTAACAGTAACTACATCATCATCCGTAAACGGATGGGTTGTACTAGAAGGCTATTAATCAACAATATTAATTTAAAACAAAAATTTAAAATGGAAATCGAAAAAGGTCCAGGTGCTACAAATACACCTGCAAAAGCAAGTAAAGGAGTGTTTGAATACGCTATGGGAATAACATCTCAGGGAGATAAAGTTACTTCGGTAAATGGTCAAATTAGCAAGAAAACAGAAGAAAATGCTTCTATTCAGGTTGGAAATTTCAATATCTATGTACACGAAAAAGGTAAAACTGTATCATTCAATTTCAATGATATTGATAGTGATACAACCATTGAAGAGATACAACAGATTGTTGCCGATGTATATGATATAAAACAAAAACTTGTATGAAAACAAACGGTAAACTCATTCAAGCATACCAGGAACTCGAGGCCGCAGTAAAAACCGGAACTGTCGAAACAAAAATCTTATTTTTCAAGAATAAACAAGTTATTGAGCCTGTAGTTTATCCGTTCATCGAAACACAAAAGCAATTGGCTAAAAGTCTTGAAAATTATCAAAAATCAATATCAGAGCTATATAATGAATATGGCGAAGATTTTGGGAAAGGCTATCCGGAAGTTCCTATTTATGCAAAAAACGAAGATGGTTCGTTTGATAAAAGCAAACCAAACCCACGTTTTGCGGAATTCAAAGAGAAATTGAATAAGTTGGGGGAATCCAATAAGGAACTGCTTGATAAGCATAAATCAGAAACGGAAACTTTTAATTCCATTATGGAATCAGAAGTTCAAAAAGCGGTTTTAGATTCAATGAAATTCAGTGTGATCGATCCTACAAAATACAAAATATCGGACGACATCAATATTGATGCATTACTTGAGTTTGGTATTATTGCAATTGGTGATGGAGTACCGGAAAAGAAGAAAAAATAATTACAAAAATAAAGCCCCGAACAACTATTGTTCGGGGCTTTGTTTTTTATTTTTATTTATCAATGTAATTATATAGTTCTCTGGGGAATGATATTGATTTAATGTTCTTTATTGTCTTAATTGATTTATCCATGTAAGTAACGGTAATTGAAGAGACTTTATATGATTCAACTAAGTCAGATAACCATACATAATCAAAAGAATAAAATCCGCTATCATGCGATTGAATTGGACCAATACATTTTACTGTTTGAATTGTTTTACCCCTACTTATTACCGGATCACCTACGGAGTTCAACCCAATTATATTTAGACTTATGTATTTAATTACTTTTTTTGTGGGGTTGTAAGCCTCAAATTCAAAACCGGTTCCACCAGTATATTCGCTTACATCAAAAATTTTACTTTTAATCATAGTCAAACCGAATTAAAATTCTTACCAATAGTTATGTCATCGTACTCTGATGTAGCAACTCCAATAACAGGTGTTGAATCGTTCAATATCTTTTGAGCGTATGTACTTATGCATAAAAACATTACCAAACAGGAAACGATTAATTTTCTCATAATATTATAATTAGTTGTTATTATTTGCAAATATATATAGTTTTATTTAATTCTTATATTATTTGAAAGAAATATTAAAAATTAAGGCCGCCCCGCTTCACAGCGTAAGCGGCCTATCGGGTCAAGAATAGTGTTCAAAATAATTTTTTATTCAATCAAATCAATATCATTAGAAAATATCAGTGTTGGAGTATTTTCAAGTTGCTCGCGAATAGACACTTTAAATATCTCGGTTTCCGGGTCGTTTTCTTCATATATCAAAATAAATGGCTTATCCCATTCCGTTTCGGGAATTTCTTCTATTTTGTCAATTTCAACATCGCCTAAATATTCAATAAAGGCCTCCGTAGCTTCAGCTTGATCAGTTCCTGAAAAAGCTGTATGACAATCGTCATAGTAAAATTTAAATACTTTCATGGTAATGCAATTAATTAGTTCGTATAATTTAAAACAATTTCAATTGATTCGGATCGTCTATAGGTTTTTCTTGTTCTGCTTCTATTTCATTCATATATCGCCAGAAAGTACGCTCAGATATACCTGTTATTGGTCGAATTTTATTTCTGTAAACAGCCAATTTACACTTGTCCTGCCTCCCTGGCTCATAGTCAGCCCTTAGAAGCTCTTTTACCCGTTCTGCACTCAGGCGGGTACTTTTATGCTTTGTGTGTTTTTTTGCCATTTAATAGATTTTTAAAAGCAGTTTAATCAGGTGTTTCGGAATTATAAGAATCCTTCATTATCAATTTTATCGGCATGTGTAGGCAACCGTTCATGTATAAGTTCATAAAGTTCATCCCAGTGCGGCAAGGGCTTTAAAAGCCCTTTATCATCAATGTACATATTAGCAAATACCTTGCGTGTGTCCAATCCGCTAAACTCCTTCACGTTGGCCGGACAACTGTTGTTATAAGCATCGAAATGAATGCCATTCTCAGCGAGGAACTTTGCAGCCTCAGCCAGACGCTTTTCAGTCCTGCATGTCCATAATATCAAATAATAACCTTCTTTTCTAAGCTTCAGTAAATTTTCTTTTGCACCAGGTAATAATTTTCCTATTCCGGGAAACTCATCCTTTACAATAGTGCCATCAAAATCAATTGCCAATATCATATCTGTTTATATTTTAATAATTCACGTTCAGTTCTTGCCAGTTGTTTAGCAATAGCTAAATACTTCCGTGTAAGCATTTCATTTTCGTTTTTCAGTGATTCTATCGGGTCGGTAGCAGTTTCACATATATCTGAAGCATAGCGACCTTCTGAGTCGCGTGTTCGTTCCGTAGGCATTGATCGCTTCACAGGAGCTTCAAACTGTATGTACAACTGTTCATTCATTCAGATTTTCTCTAAACCTTGATAATCCGTCCTCATCGTTTATTTCATTTTCCGTATTGTCCAATTCTGCAACCAACACATTGTAGTGCTCAGCTATAAAATCGTTCAGTTTCTCAATATCTTTATTATTGACTTCCGTATGATATTTGAATTTTCCAAAGTCAATAATCTTTTTTGAGCAAATACCACCTTTGCATGAAAAACTATTGAAATAGACCCTGTAATGCATTAAATCAATGCCACTGGTGCGCATATCTCTGAATAGTTTACCGACAGAATAGAGTATTCCTGTTGAAGTGTCAAGTGCATTACTCCACCCCATATTCTTCCATTCAGGAGACACAACCAATTTTTCAAAGAAATCATTACATAACCTGTTAAGCTCTTCGCCTGTTTTAGCCGTTTCACGTCCCCAGGTACCTTTACTTTTGGCTGTGTAATGTTGTTCCATCAGTCATATATAAATCTATCAATTCAAGAAGTCTATACACATTATCAACCCAGAAGCTCATACATTTTCTCATAAGACCTAAGTCTTCCCCTTTTGCATATATGCCAATTATTGGAATTCCAGACCCCCAAGCAGCGCCAACTTCTACACATGCATCTTTTCCGGCGGGACCATAATAAATAACCAAATCGCTTGTTGTAGCTCCAATAATATCAAAATTGAAGCAGTCGTTTGCTTCGGTTGTATTGATCCATTCTTCAAAAATGAATTGCTTATTCCCTTCTTGATTACAGTTTTCTATCCATGAAATTACTTCATGACCTTTTTCCCTTAGAATAGTCGTAAGCATTTGAACTCCATGTTTATTCCTCCAACTTGATGCAATGTAAATTTTCATATTAATATTTATTTCAAAGTGTTATTATTTCTTTTTTAGAGTGATAAGCCGGATATGTCTGACTAACGAATATCACGTATGTTTTGAGTTTCTTTGTTTTCATTAAAAAAATATTTTTACCAACCTCTGATCCGAAGTGTTTTTAGTTTAAATAGCTTGTTTTAATAGTGATTCATAAATGCTCATAGCCACTGCTTCAGCGTTTACTTGTGATTGTGTACATTCGACGGCATTACCGATAAATTTCTTTTGTTCGGCCTTAGTTCCTTTGAGGATATAATCATCACCGAAACCCATTATTCGCTTAAGTTCGTCGATAAATAGCATTCGCATAAATATGTCGGTTATGCCATACTCGTTGCAGAGGTTCTTTAGCTTTATCATTGTTTCGGTATCCGTTTCGTTTATCCGGATCTTACTTTGTCCGTGATTGGCCTGCATCAAATACGGTGGCATTTTGTCCATCCTTGCAATAAGTGTGAAGCATGGTTTTTCAATACTTGCGCCTTTATTATTGAATTGTGGATTCATTAGATAGAAGTGTTTACGGTTAGCCGTAATAACCGGGCAAGGTTGATCTAAACGTCTTCCTATATTGCTGAATTGTGTATCCATTAGCCACTGAGCAGAGACAATGTGTTGTTTTGGGTTTGTAAGTAAAGTTCCGCATGGTTTTTCAATACTTACTGGTTTGCTGTTTCCATATTGTTCATCAATAAACTTTGAAGTAATCAGGGCGAAGCGATCTTTAGTGGTTACAGTTCCGCAAGGTTCAGTTACCGGAGTATTTAAACCGGGTGAATTATACGTCATCAAACTTTGAAACTTTGCCGTTACTACCGTAAATCGATCCTTACATGTTAGCGTTGGAAATGGAGTTTCAAACAAGCGTGGTTTGTCTTTAAAATTGTATGAAACTAAAAACTTATCAGTAGATACGGCCTTTACTAATCCCAATCGGTTTTGAGTGGTGACGGTTGGCGAAGGTTCGTCCACGCTTGGAGCCTTATACTTTCCGTTGACTTGCATCGAATTCCATTTGATAAGGAAATCATTCGTTCCCCCTAAAACGAAGCGCACAACACCGTTTAAAATCCTTTCGAGCGTTGCATCTACTAGAGGTTTATTTCTGTTGAATATACTTTCTCCCTCAATTTCAAGATCTAGTACATCCTTTACGGCTTTCCACTTTTTTAAGCCGTCGGTACCTGTTTTGGAGTGCGTTTGTTCTGGAAAACGAATGTTTACTTCATCTTTAGCGAACAATCCAAAATATCTACTGCGTGAAGTATATGCTCCATAATCGGCAGCATTTAGTTTCTGATAGTCGTACATGTAACCAAGTTTAATCAGATTATCACGCCACTCGGTATAATATATTCCCTTTTGTTCCTTGATCGGTTTACCTGATTCGTTCAGCGGTCCCCAGTCTAT